TCCATTCTGCCACGTCTTTCACTTTCCGGATCTCTTCGTCTTTCTTCGCTAGTTTAGCTTCGTACTCTTGGGCTTGTACGTGCAAATCCTCTTGCAATTTCTTCACTCCTTCCGCTGGGTTTAGCTCAGTCACAACTTGACCAAGTACAGCTTGGATCAGCACTTCATCTGATTCGTTCGTGCGGTCACCAATTAGTACACGTTCAAATGCTGTGTAAGGGTTCGCTGACCGGATTGATACGAAAGTGCGTCCTTCTTCTTGTAAGTATTTGTTAATGATTTTAAAATCCATATTTTTATTTACCTTCTTCTAATTTTTGAGAGGCCTCATCAAAGAGGTCCTTGAGTGCTTGATCGCTATCCAAAACATCGTTAAATTTGCTCAATAGCTCGTTAACGCGCTCGTATTCCTCGCTTGCTTCCTCGTATAATACCTTGTAATTAGTGGCCTCTACGATTGAGCTTGCGAGCTTCTGCGAGAGTTCTTTTATAAATTTTTCTATTGTGCTCATTTTGCCTCCGCCTTTATAATTTTTTTGTGATTCCGTTAACGATGACATAAGCACCGTTTAAATCAAACTTTATATAATTTCTTTCTGTCCCAATTTTTACATAGTTGTATCGGGCCTCGATAAGCGGTATATCTGTGTTTCTATCTTTGCCGTGGCCTAAGCGAAAATAAGCTCCGTAATCCATCGATATATTTAGCCCCCCGCCATTATCTGTATTAAATTCAACACTCTTGTTTCCCTTACCAATAGTAAGCATACCTGTACTATTTGATATTTTTAAAAAGTTGCCGATTGCCCCTGTAAAAACCAGGCCTTTTCCTGTGACTTCCATATTGCTATAATATGACTTCCATAATGTTTTAGTAAATTGAGCAAAATCTCCGATAAGATTTTTCACATTTAAATTAATAATATTTACTTCGTTTGCGTCAATCGTACCGCCCGAGATTTTATTTGCGTTTAAGTTAGCGATCATACCATCTTTTATGACGCCATTTTTAATGTAAGTTTTTTCACCAATTGCGACAAGAGCTTCGTTGATCTTGACCGATCCGTCCGGGTTTAGATTTAACTGCCCCAGCACGTCACCGGCGCTGTTTATGTTCTTAACTGACCACGATTCGGCCAACTGTGTGACTTGCGTTCTGACGGCTTCTAGTGGTCCTAGACTATCGTCTGGGCTTGGTTGCCAAAGCCTATCACTAGATCCCTCGTAAAAGTCAAGTTCTGTCATAAATAGACCAGACCAGCCGTTAGAATTCCCTTGATAATTAAATAACAGATAGCCTTCATCGAATGCCCCTGTGTTAAAGCTAAATGACTTCTTGACGGCTCTGTCTGAATTAAATGCAGGAGAACCAGTCTTGTCAAAGATTATTTGCATTTCATCAAAGTCATTAGTCGAGCCTTTTCTGCGTTTACAGAATGCAATTTTAAAGCGTGCTGTGTTAGCATCAAAAGCTATCAAATTAAGCATATAATTTGTATTTTGCTTAATGATAAAACGTGGACTATGGACAAATGCTCCCGGTCTTAGAGAAAACATTCTTTTTTGACCGTTGAGGTAAAATTGGTGGGCTGTGAAGTTCAACCGTCCATTAGCTTCAGTCCAATATTTCAAGCCATCATCCGCTCGCGAATTTCGGAGCATATTTGGTCCACCCGTTGTTGAGTACTTCCCAACTTCCGTTTGGAATATCTGGCTACTCATGACAAGCCTTGAAAGCCTATCTGGTGCGTCCGTCTCGCTCTTTCCGAGAATTCGCTCGTACATCTTGTTAGATTCTGTGAGCTTGTTATATTCGAGGGTCTGAGCTGTGATCTGTTTGGACAAATTCAGAAGATCGCGCCCTTGTTCTNGTTTAAAATCAGCGTTTTAATCTGGTCAGATAGCTTGCTAGTGTCTGGTAAGGTGCCAGCTTTCTTTAGGGCTTCTTCTGCCTTGGCGTTCGCTTGTGCTATTGCTTGGTTCGTTGAGGCTTGGGCGTTATTGACTATTTTTTCAATTTTGGCCGTGTCAACTTTGAGGATTTTCGGGAGCCATTCCGTCCCGCTCCAATAATAGAGTTCCGTCTCTTCGCCCACGGTCAAGTACAAGAGATCACCTTCGTGGAGCGTCCCTCGTGGGTTATCCTCTGGTTTTTTAGCGCCATAATAATTGGTATTCTTACCATTAGCGGAAACAAGCGCCCTTGTAGCTACCGAAAGGGCTCCTTCAGCGTACTCTCTCGATTCAGAAACGCTTCGCATGATCGAGCCTTCCGACGTGATCGCTTTTTGGACTGTTCCGAGATCGTTACATGTTACCTTGTGGGACAATAGCCGGCCCGTTACGTCGTAGCTACTTTCATAAGATACAATACGAATCTTTTCACGGAATCCGATTGTCTCATTAATAGCCATGATATAGTCGCCGGCTCGAGGCCGTGTGTACTTATATCCGGCTTGCGTGAGATCTTCCATATCAAGTTGAATCGAGATCGAATAGGATTCGTCAACTTCTTTCTTTAGCCGTTCTAAGAGCTTGCCTGTGTCCTTATACCGCTCGTCTTTGATCGGTTCACCCTCGATCCGGCCATAAATACGAGCGAGTGGGCTCTCGTATTCTGAGGTATATCGGCCCGCGTCGTGGTTGTTTTCGTCTTTCCACGCACCTAAACCCTTTTTATAGGTTATGAAGTTGCCGATATTCTTTTCGATTGTCAGCTCGTTCATGTTGAAGTTTTTCCGGACGACCGTCGAAAGATCTGTTCCGACTTTTTTCAAGATTCGAACAACCTTACCCGTTACCGAGAACTCAAGACCTGCTGCCTTAATGATATCTTTAAACATTTTGAGCCGGCTCGCGTTACCGAAATTCTCTTTCCGAATTGCCCCAGCTTGAGCCTCGATAACATAACGATAGCCACTATCTTTGAAGATCTCATCAATATAGACTTCAAAGCGATTCGAGCCGTTAAATTCTTTGTAACAGTTTGAGTGATCGAAATCGTAGAAAAACTGGTGGACCGCGTCAAATGATACAGATAAGCTCCGGCCTTCATCTTTTGGCTTTGCGTAAATAATCTTATACATTTCGCCGTCCCACTCAAAAGACCAACCCAGATCAATCCTTGACAATACTTTTTCGTTTGTAAGGATGGTTCCGGACACGGAACGCTCGCCATTTACCGCGTTTTTTGTTGTGAATTCGACTTGCGCACCGTAACCGTTGCCCTTTTCATCATAAAAAGTAAGCATTTTCCCTCCTTCCTACTTGTATAATTCCTTAAACCCGAGGATCTTAACAGTCCCTTTAAAATTAGTAAACCAATTTACAGAACGGTTAGGTTTTGGCCTAATAACGAAATACTCGTAATTTGTCCGGTTATTAACGTTTAGATCTTGTGTGGTTGGTCCTTGATAGATCGCCGTTTCGATCCCTTTTAGAAGGAGCTTTTGGCCGGCCCTTAAAGGCGTTTCCGTGTGTCGATAAGTGAACCGTCGGCCGTCAATTTCAACGAAAAAATCAGTATTATCAGCGTTTGCCGTTAATTCCACGATAAACGGTACCTCTAATTGACTTAATGGAGCCGTTCCGTTATATGGAAAACTGTTCGTTGTAAGCACAAGATCCCGCGGTACTGTTTCGCCAAAAGGTAACTCCGCTGTGACAAATGAAAATGAAATATTATATTTCAGTCCCACGGACGACTTGCCGATGAAATCATAATCGATCCGATCATTCCCCACCACTTTATAGCGATACCGCCACGCTGTATGCGGAATATTTGCGATCTCAAGTTCTCCTGTTGTTTGTCCCGCTGTCTCGAACTCATATAACTCGTTTCGTTGCGGGTACATTTTGGTAATGTAAAAACTATCCTCGCCCAAAATATAGCGAGTTAGCTCGTCCTTTTTATCAAAAAAGGCTTCCATCGTTTTGACGGAAAGCCTAGCTTTTACCTCGATTGTTTTTTCGGTATAAGTCAAACCATCAAAGATCCGACCATTGCGCCCCTTGACGGTACGCGTTGAAATATCCGCGGTCGGGGACGAATCATCGACCGTGATATTATACAGGCCTAATTCAGATAATTTCCGACTTTGGCCGTCTTTTTCTATTAATAAATCCATGTTTCACCCCTTACGCGAAATATTCATCTAACGCCTTTTTTCGGGCGTCCTTTTCTTTAACCGTGGTGTAAATCTTATCGCCGACGATCTCATTGTGTACTTCAAATTTTTGGTCCGCAAGCTGTGAATTCTTCACTTCGTCGCTCAAATCTTCGAGAGATGAACGAACGCCCGAGCTTGTCACGCTCGCGCTTGTGGTCAATACGCTGTTAGTCTGATAATCTTGGTCCGTAATCGCTTGCGCATACTGCCGAGCCATATCGTTTATATCCGATACCCAGTCTTTCATGCCGAGATACATACCTTCGCCCGTAAATCCACCGATTTTTTTCGTAACCCGTGACGGCGAGTGAATATCAAGAGCCGAACTCATAACCGCTGCAATATTTGAAGCGATACTAGAAGCGAGAGCATAAAGCGAACCAGCCATCGAAGCAAGCCCGTTATATAGACCCATACCAGCGTTAAATCCGACCATTTGAAGCAATGCCGGGAGATAACTAAACGAAGCTGAAATCTGTTCACAAGACGAACTAGCAAGCGAAACGGCTTGGTTCATGCTTGATTGCATGGTACTAGTAAATGCTTGCATACCGCTTTTAGCGCTGTTCGTTACGTTTTGGAACGTTGACTTAAACGCGCTTTCCAACTGTTTACCAGCCGAAGAGCTCACTTGTGAGATCTTATTGAGGCCGGATTGGACTGCTTGGGCTGTCGCGTTCATCGCGCTTGTGACGGTTTTTTGCATATTTTGGTAATTCGTTGTGATAGACTGCGACATTTTAGAGCTTGATTGCTCGGCTTGTTGGGCCATCTTATCAAAATCTGTTTGAGCACTAATAGCCATCGCATTTGTAGCTGTTGTCGCTCCTGCTTGCATTTGTTGAAAGTTGCTTACAACGTTCGCGCTTGCCTGTTGCGCGTTCGTGGTTGCAGCCGTGTTAACTCCCGTCGTGCTCGCGTTCGCATTGTTCATCAATTGGTTTAACTCGTTACTTGCGTTCGCGTTCAACTGGCCGATGTTAGTTGTTACGCCTGTGTTCATTTGGCCGGTTTGCGTAAGTGCGTTCATGTTCATCTGGTTAAATGACGCGTCCGCATTTGTAGCAAGCTGTTGCATATTCATAGTCCCGTTAGTATTCAACTGTCCGAAGTTAGTCGAGGCCGTTTGTTGCAATTGGGTTGTACTATCCATTGCATTGGTGGCCATTTGAGACATATTCGTTGTAACGCCGGTACTCATGTTAGACGTTGACGTAACCGCGTTCATGCTCATTTGACTGTACGCGCCTGTTACATTCGCACTTGCTGTTGTCGCGTCGGTACTTAACTGTGTCGTCGTTTCCGAACTCTTGCTCTTGATATGCTCCGCTGTTCCGTCGATTGAAGCCTTTGTTTTCTCTCCACCTTCGTCTGACTTGCCAGTGATCCAGTCCCAGATACCACCAAAGAAATTCCCGATAGCGTCCGCGACGCCTTTCAGCGCGTTCGGAATGAAGTTAAGAAGAGCTTCGCCGAATCCCTTGATAATCTCCCATGCTGCCGAAATGATATTAGGTAAGCCCTTGACGATAGCCATTGCAAGCTGTACGACTAATTGAATCCCAGCCATGATAAGCTGTGGCAAGGCTTGAGCGAATCCACGAATCATCTGTCCGATAATCTGTACCGCACTTTGTGCGATCTGTGGTAACGAACTAATGATCCCTTGAACGAGTGTAACGATCAATTGGATCCCACCTTGTAAAATCGTTGGTAGGTTTGAAAGGATCGTTTGCATGAATCCGACAATGACTTGCGTCGCGATCTCGATAATTGTCGGTAATGCTTGGACAATACCGTTTACGATATTCATCAAGATTTGAATACCTTGTTCGAGGATTTGCGGGAAGTTCGCTTGCATACTTGTAATAAAGTTAGTTACAATTTGTTGCGCTGTTGTAAGAATCTGTGGCAAGTTTTGCAAGATTCCTTGCGTAATGCTGAGAAGTAACTGCATACCAATAGCAAGCAACTGTGGCAATGCTGAAAGTAAGCTGTTGACCAAAGTACCGATAATCGTCACCGCGGACGAGATCAAAGAGCTTGCATTTTGGCCCACGCCTTGGACAAGGCTTGCGATAAGCTGGATCCCAGCGTCGACGATAACCGGGAACATTGTCGCGAATCCTTGCGCCAGTTTGGCAACTAGATCCGCACCCGAAGCGATCAAGCTCGGTAATTGGCTAGTGATTCCAGTTACAAGATTTTGAATAATCTGCGGGCCTTTGGTTGTTACCAAGGTAATCAACTGATCGATCTGTTGCCCGAATTGTTGATTGATAAGACCAAGGCCAGCGAGGACAAGCCCCAGAATAGCAGCTGGACCGATTGACGCGAGGGCAATTCCCATCACGGACGCGATCCCGCTTGTCATCATGCTAAGAACCGATAGACCTTGCGAAGCAGCCCCACCAAGTGCGCCCGGAATAGCGCCAATTTTACCAACGAAGCCAGAAATCATTCCACCAGCCGAACTAAATGCACTTGACGCGACCGATCCGAGAGCCATCGTTTTACTTGCGACCGTACCCATAACGCCAGTAAGCGAAGTTAGGCCGCGGACTGCTGGACCAAACGCAAACGCGCCCACAAGTCCCGTCACGGCTGGTTTTAATCGGATCATCGTACTTTCGAATTTATTCGCTTGTTCGTCGGTCATTTTTGTACCGTTTAAAAGCTGATTAAGAGCTGGATTCAAAGAATTTAAAGCGTCGAGGAATTTTTGAAAACCTTGTGAATTATTGATTCTATCAACTAATTTATCAAGCCATTGGACAAAAGTAGTCAAAACTGGTAATACAGCCGTTCCGAGTGTTTTTTGAAAAGTCTCAAAAGATCCCCGAAGAATCTCAACCGCCCCCTTTAAGTTGTTCATCTTTTCGGCTGCGACTTCTGCGACTGTTACTTTGTCAATAGCTGCTTGCATATTGTTAGCGCCATCTGCTCCTTCGTTCATGGCGATAGTAGCAGCACGCACTGCGTCGGTACCGAACATGGTTTTCAAGGCCATTTGTTTTTCTGCGTCCGTAAGCCCACCTAAGTGATCTTTCAAAACTTGCGAAATTTCAGCGAATGACTTAATTTTACCTTCAGCCGTAAAGAACTGGTTCGAGCCATCGGCCGTAATGATCCCGAGTTCTTTCATCATGTTCGTTTGTGCCTTGGTCTGCGGTTGCAGATTCATAAGCATAGTTTTCAACGAAGTTCCGGCGTCGGAACCTTTAAGTCCGTTTTGAGCGAATACTGCGAGGGCGTTTGTTGTATCTCTGAATGATAAACCAAGCCCGGACGCTACCGGAGCGACCATGGAAAGACCATATTTCAACTCGTGGACGTCTGTTGCCGAAGCGTTTGCAGCTCCCGCGAGTTGGTTCGCTGCTTGTGTAGCTGTCATGCCATCTCGACGAAAGGCGTTCAATGCTGTCGATGTAATTTCAGCAGCTTCTTTCAGATCCAATTCCCCAGCCGTGGCTAAGTTAAGGGACGCGGTAAGCCCACCGTTTAAAATATCTTCTGTCGATACCCCAGCTTTTGCAAGCTCACCGATTGCGTCGGCTGCTTCACTAGCGCTAAAAGCTGTGTCCGCCCCGGCTTTTGTTGCAGCTTTATCAAATTGAGCCATCGTTTCAGCACTCGCGCCAGTTACGGCCTTAATGTTGCTCATTTTGGCTTCAAATTCGGCTGCCGTTGCAATTGTGCTTTTAATGAAACCTTTCCCGAGCTCAAAAAGTTTGTAAGCCCCAGCGACGCCGATAACCTGTTTAATCAAGTTAGTCGAAGCACTAGCAGCTCGATCTGTGTGGTTCACGATCCCCGTCAAGGCTCCGACTGCCTTTTGTCCGGCTGTCTGGAAAGCCCCTCCGAGCTTACCGCTTACGTTACTCGCGAGGTTATTGACGGAAGAAAGAATTCGACCGCCAAACGAATTTTGAACCCGTTCCGCGAAGCTGTTCGCTTTCGTGGTTAGATTGGTAAACATACTAGACCATGACGAATTGATAGGGTTTAGAACCCGTTGCCCAAGGGCGTTTGTTAGATTACCGGCCACGGACTGAATACGAGCCTCGAGCCGTGCCATAGAATCCCCAATAGCCCCGAAGGCCGTTTTATACGATCCGGACATATTGTTCGCCGAATTAGTAAACACCGAGCCTAAACTATGGACTTTTGAACTGATCCGGCTTGCCATAGAGTCGACGCTGTTCGCCATTTCAGCGAACGCGCTCTTTGGCGATTTGATCGCGTTTGAAATATCAAAATCAAACGCTTTTTTGATTTGGGAATTAATGCCGGCCCCAAGTGTGGCAACGTCATTTTTCATCGTTCCTAAAACTGATTTTACGTCAGCCGAAACGCGAGTAAATGCCTTTCGTATGGGGTCGGGTAATTTTGCGCCGATGTTAGAAGAGATACGTTGTAGCTCTCCGAGGGCGATCTTAAATCCACCGGTTAGCCCTTGGCCGATCTTGGATCCGATATTTTGGTTACTATTTGCGAGCCGGTTCATCAATTCCCCGACTTCACGAATCATCTGGTTCGCGCTCTTTGACGCTGTTTGTGCAGCCGATTCGAACGCTCTCTTTGTTGAATTGACAACTTCGGACATCGCCTTTTCATATCCAGTTAAATCCGCACCGATTAAGGCCTCGATTGATCCATCAAATGCCATCGCCCACCTCCTATCTATCTATTAATTTCTATTTCTAAAATGTTCATTAAGGCGCTCGATCTTCTCGAGCAAGCCTTGAGAGCTTTCGCGCTCTTCGCGTTGCCTGAATAACCGGCGGACCTTATCACGATCTTTTTTCTTGCTTAACTTGCCAAAATCCGCTTTTTTAGCGTTCAATGTGTATCGCAAGTTAAAAGCAAGCTCGACGAGGTTTTCCCTCTCTTCAATCGCTCGATAATAAAGGCCCTCACGAATTGCGTCAAGCTCGTTTTTTGTACATGAAAAAATAATATTCGGGTCAGTCAGACCCAAACGAGCGCACTCAATTAAGAGATTGCGTTTCTCAAGCGCCCAATTTGCGCTTCCGTCTGTTCGATCTGAAGTTCCGCTTGCGCCTTGTCTTCCGCTGTTTCCGCTTTGGCTTTCAGATATTTCAAGCCCAGCTCGAGATTTTCTAAGTATT